GAATGACTTCTACCCCCAGAGAGGTCATGCACAAGTCAATGGAAGGGATAAGAATATATTTAAAAAATTTGATAGGGTATTCTCAGGACACTATCATACAAGAAGTGATGATGGAAAAATATTTTACATAGGAAATCCATATCAACTGTATTGGTCTGATTACAATGATAAAAGAGGATTTATCATATTTGATACAGAAACATATGAAATAATTAAGATTGAAAATCCTTATGAAATGTTTAAAATCATTTATTATAGGGATGATGCCCTCTATAATCTTGAGGATTATGAAGGTTGTATGGTAAAATTAATTATCAAAGAGAAGAAGGATAAAGTTAAATATGAAAAATTCTTAGACTTCTTGTTAGAATCTGGACTTCAAGATCTTAAGATCATAGAAGAAGTAATCATTAATGAAGATATTGATGTAGATGCGATGGTGGAAAATGAAGACACACTATCCTTACTTAAGAAATACATTGATGAATCTGAAATGGAGTTAAATAAAAATAGAATTAAGGAACTCATTAATTCAATTTATCAAGAAGCATTTCAATTAGGATAATGTATATTCTTACTACTACACATGGAGAAGATGGTGCTTATGCTCTTTCTTCAAAAAATGGATCTAGTGTACTGTTCCTCTTTGAGGAAGAAGATGATGCTGAAAGATATCTTTCTATGTTAGAAGAATTGGATTATCCTGAAATGGAAGTCACTGAAGTTCATCCAGAAGTTGCTATAATGGCTTGTGATCATATGAACTATCAATATGCCATAATAACCTCAAATGATATAGTTGTTCCTCCTGATTATGTTAAAGTTTCTAAAAATAAAATATAAAAATTTTCTATCTTCTGGAAATTATTGGACTGAAATACAATTCACCAAACACAATTCTACATTAGTAATTGGTAAGAATGGAGCAGGTAAGAGTACTTTTTTAGATGCTCTTACTTTTGTTTTGTTTAACAAACCCTTTAGAAAAATTAATAAAGGTCAATTAGTCAATAGCATGAATGAAAAAGCATGTGCAGTTGAGATTGATTTTGAAATTGGTAAAGATACCTGGAAAATTATTAGGGGAATTAAACCTACTATTTTTGAAATTCATAAGAATGGATCTGTTTTGGATCAAGCTTCTGCATCTAATGATCAGCAAAAGTGGTTAGAGCAAAATATTCTAAAGTTAAATTATAAATCCTTTACACAAATAGTTGTATTGGGATCATCAAATTTTGTTCCATTTATGCAACTTCCTTCTCAACATAGAAGAGAAGTAGTTGAGGATCTTTTGGATATCAAAGTATTCTCTTCTATGAATGATATTGCTAAAATTAATATCAAGTCTCTTAGAGATGAAGTCAAAGAACTGCAGTATAAAAAGGAGAATTGTAAGGATAAAATAGACATCCAAGAAAAATTTATTGAAGAAATTGAGAAAAGAAATAATGCTGATATTCAATCAAAGCAAAGCAAGTTGATTAGCATTGAAAACACAAAACAATCTTTGTTGGATTCTAATAAAGTAATTTTATCTGAGTCTGATGATTATCAGAAAAAACTTATAGAAGTTTCTAATGCATCTTCCAAGTTAAAAAAATTAGAGTCTATTAAAATAAAACTCCTACAAAAAGTATCAACAATAACAGAAGAACACGAATTTTTTCAGGAAAATAGTGTTTGCCCTACCTGTACTCAATCTATTGAAGATGAATTTAGATTAAATAAAATAGCAGACATAGTTAATAAAAAAACTGAAATTGAATCTGCTTGTGAAGATCTTGAAAAAACAATTCAAGAAGAACAACTTAATGAATCTAAATTCCTAAAACTTAGTAGGGAGATTACTAAACTCAATAATGAAATTAATTCTAACAATGTTAAAATCTCTGAACTTCAATCCCAGTATGGAGATCTACAACAAGAAATTCAAAAACTTGTCACCAGAAATGAAGACACTAATTCTGAGTATGAAAAATTAAAAAATTTAAAAAAGAGTTTAGATGAAATCTTAACCAGTATTTCTACAAAAAAAGAAGAACTTTCCAACTACGAATTTATTCATCTTTTACTTAAAGATGATGGGGCAAAGACTAAAATTATTAAAAAGTATTTGCCCCTAATCAATAAAAATTTAAACAAGTATCTGGAACTAATGGAGTTCCCAGTTAATTTTACTTTGGATGAAGAGTTTAATGAGAAAGCTTTGAATCCAATTTATGAAGACTTTTCCTATTCATCTTTTAGCGAAGGAGAAAAGATGAGGATAGATTTGTCTATTCTGTTTACTTGGAGAGAGATTGCAAAGGTTAAAAATTCAATTAATACAAACTTATTAATACTTGATGAAGTATTTGATAGTTCCTTGGATGACTTTGGAACAGATAACTTTAGTAAGATTATTAAATATGTAATTAGTAAATCTAATGTATTTGTAATATCTCATAAAACTGATGAATTAATTGACAAATTTGATTCAGTGATTAAATTTGAAAAGCAGAAGGGATTCAGTATGATGATTGACTGATCAACCCCATTCTGCTAAACTAACAGCAGTTCACTTTGATTTATTTTATGTTTGGTCCTGAAGATGAAAAGGGAATTAGTGGAGACAGTATTACTTGGACTCAGGCAATGGAGAGTGGATACTCTATGACTGCTGATGGTTTTTGGTTTAAAGAAAGTAATGATGGAATGACTTTTAGTATGACAGAAAATAAAAACACCAATGGATTTTGGAAATATAATGAAGACAAAATCCTAAAACAACTGGAGGAATATATTTCCAGCACTTATAGTCAACATTATGTTGACAGAACTGGAGGTGGCACTGAACAGACTCTAGACAAAATTAAGCACAATCGCAGAGAAGGATTTTGTGCTGGGAATGTGACCAAATACATTGACAGATATGACACTAAGGGAACTCCTCGTGCAGACTTGTTTAAAGTCCTGCACTATACTATTCTTCTCATTAACCATCTTAACCTAGTTGAAAACAAGTGATGAAACTTTCTGACAATACTATTACTATTCTTAAAAACTTTTCCAATATTAATCAATCAATCCTAGTTAAGCAAGGGTCTCAAATTAAAACCATTTCTATTCTTAAGAACATCTATGCTGTTGCTGATGTTGATGAAGAATTTGGTAAGGACTTTGCAATTTATGATTTGAATGAATTTTTGAATGGACTGAGTTTGCATCAAGATCCAGATTTGGATTTTACTAATGATTCATACCTGACAATCAAAGAAGGAAAGCGTAGGGTCAAGTATTTTTATGCAGATCCTGAAGTAATTGTTTCTCCTCCAGATAAAGATATTGATCTTCCTTCTCAGGATGTGTGCTTCCAACTAGAGCACTCACAATTGGATAAACTTATCAAGGCTTCTGCAGTTTATAAACTGCCTGATCTTTCTGCCATTGGTGCCAATGGAGTCATTAGTTTGGTAGTTAGGGACAAGAACAATGACACATCTAATGAGTATTCTATTATTGTAGGAGAAACAGATGCTGAGTTTGTTCTTAATTTCAAAGTAGAAAACATTAAGATTATTCCTGGTTCTTATGATGTAGTTATTTCTAGGAAACTTTCTGCTAGATTTGTAAATGAGAAGTATAACTTGAAATACTTCATTGCACTTGAACCAGACTCTACATTTGAATGAGATATAAAGTAAAATATAAAATACCTAAGGATAATAGGTATCTTGAAATTGTAGTAGAAGCAACTAGTCAGTCTCAAGCAAAATCAATTGCACAGGCACAGATTCCTTCTGCTACAATAATTGGCAATCCTCAACTAATTTAACTATTGAATTTAATTTATTATGAGTAATTTCTTTTTCTTCTAATTCTATACCAGTCAGGATGCTTAGGATTATCAATTCTTTTTCTAACTGATTTTGGAGTACCTATACTCCTGTAATATTCTTCTGCTTCTTTGATGGAAGAAAACTCCCTTCCTTCACAAACAACTGGATATGAGTTTGCTTTACTAATTTTTTTCTTTGCTTCTTCTGGAAACTTTTTGCCAAGCATACCAT